CTTATTAGTTGGAAAGACGATGTAACTAATAAGCCGCAGATTGGTGTTATCGCCCAAGAACTTTATGAAGTGTTCCCCGGTGCCGTATCAGTGGGGGGTGATCTTATGGGTACGGATGAGGATGGAAACCCCACTACTAAATACCATCCTTGGTCAGTCGATAAGACTGCCTACCAATTCCACCTCGTCGCGGGATGGCAGAACCACGAAGCCAAGATAGCCGCACTTGAAGCAAAACTCGCCGCACTGGAGGCAAAATAATGGGAACCCTTGTACTAGCTGGAGCCACATCAGGCTCTTCCACACTGACCCCCGTCGATGCAGTCACGGCAACAATTACTCTTCCCGGTGCAACGGCCACGCTGGCAACGCTTGGGGCGAATACGTTTGTCGGTAATCAAGCGATTACTGGAACGCTGAGTGCAACGGGTCAAATATCAGGAACTAATACAAGTTCCTATCAAGCTGGATTTTCAGGATGGGGGCCGCTGGAATCTAATTCTACGGCTGGGGCATTTTATGTAGGTGGCGCGACTGCTACGGCTGGGCGCGGGGAAATCCATTATTGGAATAACTCAGCGACAAACCCAGCTTTATATATTGATAACACGCGCAACTCTGCCGATGGGCGGATAATCATGCGCACGCGATCCTCCGGCACCGCAGTTCAAGTCTTCATGGCAACAGATACTGGGGCGCAATTTGGTAACGCGACCAATCTGGGATCATCCGTATGGTTCTCTGGGCAGAGTGCTGCTTCAGGATTTAAGAACTGGGTGATCGACCAAGGGAACTTTGCTAACGGGGTATTGAGTTTTGCCTACGCAAATTCTGCTGGTGGAGTCTTTGGGTCTTCGGGAACTGAAGCAATGAGGCTAACAAGCATAGACGGGAATTATTTGTTGCGGCTTGTGAATTCTCAATCCTCTCCACTTGGTATTGATATGGAGTTTGGCACCGCTTCACCAAATAACACTGCCAATAAATTTATGTATATGGGGGATGCTTCAGTTGCAAGGGCATATTTTTACAGCAACGGTGGTCTTGCCAATTATTCTGCCAACAACGCAAACCTTTCTGATCTGCGGGAAAAGAAAGATATTCAACTTGCTGGAAACTACTTAGAGAAGATTTGCTCAATCCCGGTCAAGACATTCCTATTCAATGACCAGACTGACAGTGATCTGAATCTCGGCGTGATCGCTCAGGATGTTCAAGCAGTCGCACCTGAGTTGGTACTGGAGTCGGATTGGGGTAAGCAGGACGAACCCAAGATGCGTTTGTCGGTCTATCAGACTGATTTCCAATACGCGCTGATGAAATCCATCCAAGAACTCGCAATTAAAGTATCCGCACTGGAGGCAAAATGATCGAACTGAAACTTGATCTGAACGAAGTGAACGGCATCCTGAACGCGCTGGGGCAGATGCCCTATATCCAAGTCAAAGACCTGATTGCCAAGATTCAGGCGCAAGCACAACCGCAAGTAAAACCGGAGTAACTTATGGCTTCTACTTACAGCACAAACCTCGCTCTTGAATTGATCGGTACTGGAGATCAGTCGGGAACATGGGGTGCAACCACTAATACCAACCTCGGGACGTTGCTGGAACAGGCCATTAGCGGATACGCAACCCAAGCCGTAGCTACTGGTACGGACACGACGATCACGATCCCCAATGGAACGACTGGTGTAGCCAGAAATATGTTCCTTGAACTGACCGGGACGGGTGGTGCTTCTACTAACCTTATCGTTCCAGCCAACAAGAAGCTGTATCTGGTCTACAACAACACAGCCGGTCAGGTCACGGTCAAGGTATCAGGTCAGACAGGTGTATCTGTCCCCGCTGCGGCCAAAATATTCTTGGTGAGTAACGGCACCGACATCGTAAATGCACTGAGTTACTTTCCTTCTCTGACCCTTGGTGCGGCTCTTCCCATTGCGTCTGGTGGGACGGGTGCTACGTCTGCTGCGGCAGCTAGAGCGGCTTTGAGCGCAGCGGTTCTGGGTGCTAACGGAGATATCACTTCTCTGACTGGACTAACTACCCCGCTATCTGTTGCCCAAGGCGGAACCGGCGCGGCATCAGTAACAGCCTATGCAGCCGTTGTAGGCAATAGTGGCGGTACGGGGTTCAGTTCTGTCTCTCCCAGCACAAACGGTAATGTCCTGACTTCCAACGGGACTTCGTGGACTTCAGCCGCCCCTGCCGCTGGCCCTTCTGCCGCCTCAACTGCTGTTACCCAAACCGGGACTAGCACCACAACCTATGTCACTCCGGGTGGTTTAAATGGGGCATTGGGGTTTTCTGCTGGGTTTACTAGCGCAGATCAGACCATTACGTCTGGCGGGGCTTTGACGATTGCCCACGGGCTGGGCCGCGCACCACTGTTTGTACAGATGGCTTTGATTTGCCAAACAGGAGAAGGTGGATATTCTGCCGGGATGGTGGTTCCTTACCCAGTCGGTCAAAAAAGCAGTACTGCTTCAGATAGCTATGGAACAGCAGTAGTAACAGACTCAACAAATATTAATGTTAGGTTTGGGTCTACATCTGGTGTTTTCCCGCTTTTGAACTACTCAACAGGAACGGCATTTGCCACTAACCCAGCGAACTGGAAAGTTCGTTTCTACGCATTTGGCTAAGAAAGACAAGAATGGAAACCCAATCGCTAATCAACGTAGGTATCGCACTGATCGGATTTTTTGGAGGTTGGGTGCTGAACAGAATTATGAAGACGCTGGACAAGTTGGATGATGACATTAAGCAGTTGCCGGATAGGTACGTCAGGAAAGACGACTACCACCGCGACATCAGTGACATCAAGGTGATGCTGAAAAGCATATTTGACAAATTGGACGACAAGGCCGACAAATGAAAAAGCTGCTCCTGATTGCTTTGTTCTGCGGTAATGCATCTGCTGCTGAAATCATGCTGTGCAACGGTGAGTACGCTCTCTGTGCGGCTAGTGGCTCGACTCCTACCGGCAAGATGATTACCGTCAAAGGCAAAAAATTCCAAGAGGGAATGGCAGTCTGTCCTGTGCTGAAAGGGCAATCAATTGCTAACGGTGCGCTGATGAATAACTCCTGTGATGCCCCTCCGGGTAAAGTATGGAGTCTGTTCAGCACCGTCACCGAAGCCCCACAATCACCGACATGGGCTGTTGCGCCGCTGGTTCACCGCACATTCACTTTGGCTAAAGATTCCGGCATGAGCAATCAGTGGAGTTTCCTGTGCGACAAACAAGCTAAACCTGTGAATGGCGTACAACTGGCATCTTGCTATGGCCCGATAAACGAATCCCCACTGACTAATAGTCATGTGAAGATTGGATCAACAATTATTACCGATGCCCCAGTTGGGGCATTGAATCCTGTAGGCGGTAACTTTTAGGAGGTATATATGGGCTGGCTCAGAAAACGTTTTGGTGAACCGAGTACGATGGCAGGAATGGGCGTTATTTTTATGGTGGCCGCGCCTTTCATCCCCCCGCAATATCAACTTTTGGCGCAAGGTGTAGCTGCCGCGCTTGGACTTGGTGGAGTCGTTAAGGCCGATCCGGGCAACAAGTGAACCTTTCTCCGCATTTCACGTTAGAAGAACTGACGCATACTGACCACCGTACTCTGGATAACACCCCGGATGCGGTGGCTTTAGCCAATTTAAACAGGCTGGCGTTGTTTCTGGAGGAGGTGAAAAAGGTGCTAGGTGATAGGCCCATCATGATCAACTCGGCCTACCGCTCCAAAGCAGTCAATGATGCCGTAGGATCAAAGGATACTTCCCAGCACCGGATTGGTTGTGCGGCTGACTTCCGGGTGCCGGGGATGACTCCAAGACAGGTTACGGAGGCGTGTATTGCGTCTAAACTAGGTTACGACCAGATCATTCTGGAGTTTGATTCTTGGACACATATCAGTATCCCTAACGCAGAAGCCAAGCCGAGAGGCTCTAAGCTGATCATTGATAAAACAGGTTCTAGACCTTTTAAGTAGGTAGCCATGCCATTACAAAAACTCCAGTACAGACCGGGAGTCAACCGGGAAGGAACCAACTACTCCAACGAGGGTGGGTTCTTTCAATGCGACAAGATTCGCTTCCGCTCTGGGTATCCGGAGAAGCTGGGCGGCTGGACAAGTATTTCCAATCCCACTGTTTACACCTACAACGGTGTGGCTAGGACGATGTGGAACTGGGTTGCGCTGGATGGCAGTAATTTAAACGGTGTAGGCACCAACCAAAAGCTATACGTTGAGAACGGCGGGATTTATAACGACATCACCCCGCTGGCTACGGCTTCCCCTACGGCTCTTGCAAACAACCCCATTACGACTGTTTCCGGTAGTAAATTAGTCACAATTGCCGCTTCTGGGCATGGGATCACTGCGGGGACTTGGGTGACTTTTGCCGGGGCTACAGCGGTAGGGGGTCTAACTATTGTGGGTGCTTTTGAAATCATCACCGTCCCCAATGGAAACTCCTACACCATCATCAGCCCTACGGCGGCTTCCTCTTCGGCTACGGGTGGCGGGGCTGGGGTGACGGCAAACTACCAGATCAATGCTGGTAACGCTGTTTACACGCAAGGTGTAGGCTGGGGTGCGGGGACTTGGAGCCGTGGAACTTGGGGTTCTGGCACTACCGTAGGGATAGGGCAGCAGCTTCGCCTATGGTCTTTGGACAGCTTCGGTCAGGATATGCTTGCTGCACCGCGAGAGAGTGTTATTTATTACTGGACAAAAGACACTTCAACTTACGCTCCGTGCGTGACCCTGAAAAGCCTAGCTTCGTCTGCCGGTTATTCTTCGGGGACTTTTGTTCCCACCAAAGTCTTGCAAGTCTTCGTTTCCCCGTTGCAGCGGTTTGTCATGGCGATGGGTTCTAACCCATACGATCCAGCGGAGTCTGGAAGCCCCACAACTTTTGACCCCATGCTGGTGCGGTGGGCTGACCAAGAAAACCCCTATGACTGGGTGCCAAGTGCATCGAACCAAGCTGGAGAACTACGGCTTTCAAACGGTTCTACGATTATCACTGCCCTGCACGGGCGGCAAGAAAACCTGATCTTTACTGATACTGCGCTATTTGTAGCCCAGTATCTTGGCCCTCCCTATGTCTGGGGGTTCAACATGATCGAAGGCAATCTGTCCATCATGTCTCCTCATTCGGCTATTACGGTCAATAACGTGACCTACTGGATGGGGATGGATAAGTTCTATGCCTACTCTGGAACGGTGGCTACGCTGCCCTGTACGCTGCGCCAGTACGTTTTTGGGAACCTCAACCAGTCTCAGGCTTACCAAGTCACCGCAGGGTCTAATGAGGCGTTTAACGAGGTTTGGTGGCACTACCCGTCCTATGGAAGTCAGGTAAACGACAGCTACATCATCTACAACTATCTGGAGAAACTCTGGTATTACGGCTCTATGAACCGTTCGGCTTGGTTGGATAGTGCGTTGCGGCCCTTTCCGATGGCTGCTTTTAGTGTTCAGAGCAGTTATTTAAGCCTCGCCATTTCATCGACCACGGCAACCAGTCTTTCCTTGGTGGACTCAACCTCCTACCCGGATGCCGGGACAATCCAGATCGACTCGGAGGTCATTACTTACACGGCTAACTCAGGCAATACCCTGTCTGGATGTGTTCGTGGGGTTTTAGGAACCACTGCGGCCACCCACACCCAATACACCGCAGCTACTTACTATGTGCCAAATCAGGTCATGTTCCATGAAAACGGGGTAGATGACGGCTCCAGACCTGTTTCAGTACCCATAGAAGCCTACATTACCTCTTCAGACTTTGATATTGGGGATGGGGATCACTTTGCCTTTGTCTGGAGGATGCTGCCAGATGTGTCGTTTAACGGTTCTACGGTCAATGCTCCACAACTGTTCATGCAGCTAGTCCCGCGCCAGAACTCAGGATCAGCCTATAACACCACGACTGTGGACTCGGTTATCAGTGCCAACAACTTTGACGCAACGGTTGGGTCTAGGTATTACACGATTGAGACCTATACCGGACAGGTTTACACAAGGCTTCGGGGGCGGCAGATGGCGTTTAAAATCTCCTCCACTGGGCTTGGGGTGAACTGGCAGTTGGGTGTACCAAGAATTGACATCAGGGCTGATGGTCGTAGATGACTATCCCAGCAAACACGCTGCTCCCGCCAAAGTCTCCTAACCTGCTGGTTAGCCGGGAGGAGTATGACCAACGGTATCAGGAGCAGTTCAACAACGCCCTGCGGATTTACTTCAACCAGCTAGATAACACTTTCCAGAGTCTCCTTGCAACTACGCCGGGGGGTGCTTTTCTCCGGTTCCCGCATGGGGCTTTCCAAGATAGTACGACCCAAACCGCTCCCGCCGCCACTGCCCAAGTAGTACGTTTAAACACAACATCCTTGTCAAACGGGGTGAGTCTTGGCTCCCACACGGCAGCGTTTACGGCTTCTAGGGCATTAACTACCCTGACCGTGACGGTGGTTAGTTCAGGCGTTCTCTATCTGGGCATGACGATTGCGGGTGTTGGTATTACGCTAGGGACAACTATTACCGCTTTTGGCACCGGAACAGGGGGTACGGGTACTTATACGGTCAGTACCTCTGGGACTATATCTTCTGAAGCGATGACTGGAACAATCCAGTCTGAGTTAGTGGTCACTACTACTGGTGTCTATAATTTGCAATTTCGGTTGCAATACCAGAATGTAAA